AAGGTTATAGAGCATGTTACTGCCAGTGTATACGAAGAGTTTATGGACAGAAGTAAACCTAGAGTACGTATAGACACTCTCGTTGCAAACTTTGGAAAAAACAAATGAAATACAATACTTCGCATTTCCTAGATAAACTCATCGAACACGAAGGTATGGTCCTGACTGTTTATGAAGATAGCTTGGGTATCGAAACTATTGGCATAGGTCGTAACCTCAAAGACAGAGGCATAACCAAAGAAGAACTAGAATACATGGATATCCCTAACATGGCGGTTGTCTATGAACACGGTATTACAGAAGCTGACGCACGGTATCTTGCTCTCAACGATATCCGCATTGTAGAGAACGAACTCTGTCGGGTTCACCCCTGCGTAGAAAACCTAGATTCGGTTCGCCAACTAATTCTGATGGACATGGCGTTTAACATGGGTGTCCCTCGCCTATGTAAGTTCGTGAAGATGTGGAATGCTATCCACGAAGAACGGTTTGACATAGCCGGAATGGAAATGATGGATTCAAGATGGGCAAAGCAGGTAAAATACAGAGCAGTTAAACTTTCAGACGCTATGAAAACAGGAGAGTTCTAGTGACAATACCCTCACTTAAAAAAGAAGCTCGTGGTCGCAAGGCTGCAGAGAGTCTTGAAAAGACGTTCCAAAAATATGAACCGGCATTTTCAGAACAAGAAAAAAAAGACATGCGGGATGACATGCGGATGCGGGATGACATGCGTGAATTAGACACTAAACGGTCGATTTTAAATTTGCGTAAAAAAACCTTAGAATATAAAGCGGGGAAGAAAAAGAAAAAGCAGGGGGTTGTTACGGAGGAAGATATGTTTACAAAGGTTATAGTCTGATGCCACCACGCAAAGAGCTTATCGGAAGCTATGAGAACAGGGCCCGGTGATAGTCTTTGTTCTGTACGTGTACTTAGGCGCAACTTTAATAGACCAAACACAGAAATTCTATGACATAGACCGTTGCCTATACTTTGCTGAACGGTTATCTAAACAACCCCGCGTACCGGGACCAGACGGAGTAAGACTAAAAGTGACCGCAGTTTGCCGACCCCAACCAAAGTAAGGAACCAACCATGATTGCTGAAACCCTTGCTGGGATTGCTTTGGTAAAACAGAGCGTAGACTTTATCAAGTCCAATATTTCTACCGTACAAGATATCGGACAGATTGCGGGTCAAATTGACGATTTGTTTCGTGGCGAAAAAGAAATACAAAAGCAACGAAGCAAGAAATCAGGCAGCGGTCTAACCGACCAGTTCGGAGTTCAATCGGTTGCCCAAGAGACAATTGATGCCAAGCTTGCACAAGAAAAGATGCAAGAGGTATCTATGATGATTGACATGCGGTTTGGGCCGGGAACTTGGAAGGGTATCGTTGATGAACGAGCCAGACGAATCCAAGAAGCAAAAGAAGCAGCCCTAAAAGCACGTCGGCAAGCCATACAGGAACATAACGAGTTTATGGAATCAGTTAAGATGTTTCTTGTGGTAGGTGGAGTTATATTTGTTGCAATAGCCTTGTTGGTTGGCGTTATGGTATCAGCAAGCGCATCCTCGATGTAATTACTTGACTTTCTCCTGTTATTTGCTTATAATAGCTTTAGAGGAGATACCATGCGAACTCTTGCTATAGACGCCCTGAGACACAGATACGAGGCACAAAAAAAGAATGCGGAATACACTTTTAAACATTGTACAACCGATCTTGGACGGCTTGACGCTGCTCTGGCAGAATGGGTTGACGCAAATCAAAAACTCAACGCAGTCTTTGAGATTGAAGACGACATCGACTTTTATTAACTGCCTTGCACTAGGTTTGCTAAATGCTGGCAAGCCTTTTACTCGTATAGGCAATTGGTTTTGGAAGAAGCACCGCGACGTGTTTAATTGGAACAAGTTAGGAAAGTCTGATGCCAATAACGAACGCAGCAAGTAAGTTTTTTACAGAATCTGTAGATCTTACTTCAACAAGTCAGACTACAATCTATACGGTCCCTAACAATCATTCGGCTGTCGTTAAGGCGTTAATAATTGCAAATACAGATACATCAAATCGTAATATAGATTTCAAGTGGTATCATGCAGATGATGCTACCACACATAGTATCTTAGAAGGACATCAGATTACAGGAAGTAATTTTGAAGTTGTTTTAAACGATAACGTTCCTTTATATTTACATGCTGGTGACATCCTGTATATAACGGCTGCAACAGCCAACACTATAGTAACAACTATTTCTGTAGAAGAATACTACGATCCGAACCGCTAGGTTCACAACTGCCCTAAAGGAGTAACCCAATGGCAATCACAACTGCAATGTGTACCAGCTTTAAGTCTGAGCTTCTAGGTGGTTTACACGATTTAGACACAGACTCACTTAAAATTGCTCTCATCAAAGCGTCCCCATCAGGAACCTATGGTGCGGCAACAACTAACTACTCAAACGTGACAGGAAATTCAGACGAAGCATCAGGTACAGGCTACTCTGCCGGTGGACAAGTCTTAGACGGTGCGTCTATTTCAGTTAGCGGTACTACTGCCATCGTTGACTTTACTGATGAAGTATTTTCAAACGTAACCATATCAACTGATGGTTGTATTATCTACAATACAGCAAACTCTAACTCTGCAATTGCCGTTATCGACTTTGGTGGAACTGTTTCTGCTACTGCCGGTGACTTAACAATTGAATTTCCTGCTGCTGACGCATCTAATGCTGTAATTCGCATAGCTTAGAAAGTAAACCCCCGTGTCCGTTACCCTAAACCAAGCTAATTATGGTACTGGTGTCTACGGCACTGCACGGTATGGCGAATACTTTGTAACTATAAACACTGGAGTTGGTGCCTCAGGGTCTGTAGGCTCTGTCACAGAAAATGTTAGTGAAGCACTGGCAGGTGTATCCGCTACAGGCACAGTTAACACTGTCAGTACAACAGCGGATGCTAGCACTACGTTAACCGGTGTATCCGCTACAGGCACAGTTAACACAGTTAATACAATAGCAGATGCTAACATTACGTTAACAGGTGTTTCTGCTACAGGCACAGTTAACACAGTTAATACAATAGCGGATGCCAACACTACGCTGACCGGAGTATCTGCTACAGGCACAGTTAACACTGTCAGTACAACAGCGGATGCTAGCACCACGTTAACAGGTGTTTCTGCTACAGGCGTAGTTAACACAGTTAATACAACAGCGGATGCCACTACTACTTTAACAGGCGTATCAGCTACAGGCTCTGTCAATACTGTTGGTATAGGTAATAGCACCATACTGACAGGGGTTTCTGCAACTGGTTCGGTCAATACTGTTAACGTCACTTCAGGTATTAGAGTAGCAATAACCGGCGTATCTGCTACGGGTGTTGTTAACACTGTCAGTACAACAGCAGATGGCAGTATTACACTAACAGGCGTGTCTTCTACAGGAACAATTGCTCCAGTAGTAGTTGGTGGATTTGAAGTAGATGTTAGTGAGACTATTGCTTCTGGCGTAGGTGCCACTGGTGTAGTTAATTCTGTACAAGTTAACTTGACGGAAAAACTTGCAAGCGTATCAGCAACAGGTTCTGTTAACACTGTTACTACAACAGCAGATGGTAGTATTACACTATCAGGAGTATCTGCTACAGGTTCCGTTAACACTGTTAGCCTAACAGCAGATAGTAGTATTACACTATCAGGAGTATCAGCTACTGGTTCCGTAAATACAGTAATAACAAGACTAGGTGCCACTACGGTATTAACCGGAGTATCAGCTACTGGTTTTGTAAACACGGTTAACGAAAAACCAACTGAAGCATTAGCCAGTGTATCAGCTACAGGTTTAATAGGCTCTGTAGGTATTAGTAATACTGTTACGATAACAGGTGTTGCAGGTACTGGCTCCATAGGTTCTGTGGGTGTTGGCAACAGTGTTACACCAACTGGAGTTGTAGGCACTTTTTCCATAGGAACTGTGACAGTAACTGGAATTGTAACCGTATTTGTTGCTTCAGCATACGATAGAAAACATGTAGTGCATGTTGTTCCAGAAGCTTTGATATTACGTTCCGTAGCCGTAGGAGCAGCGAGTGCGTATAATCGTGACCGGGTAGTAACTGTCCAACCAAAAGAAACAAGTAATCAAAGAAGGGCTGCATAATGTCTCTTAAATGGCAGGATAAAGACCCGGATGACCAGTTAGATTATTCTATAAACTGGGGTCCGGCTTTAGATACAGACACAATCTCTTCGCTTATTTGGAAAATATACGATGAGAATGGTGTGTTACAAACGTGGTCAGATAGCCAGATTGTAAATGGTCTACAGTTAGTTAGCCGCACTAACACGAACACTATAGCTACTATTTATCTGGGAAGCGGTACAGCCTTTACAACCTATAAAATTGTGTGCCGTATGACAGCGAGTGATGCAACTGTTCGCGAACAGGAAGTTCGCATCCGTGTAGTGGAGAAGAACTAATGGCATATAACTACCTCAGTTTAACCAACGAAGTTTGTCGCCGCCTCAACGAAACGGAACTTACATCTAGCAACTTTGCATCGACAACAGGCTTTTACTCACAAATTAAAGATGCTGTAAATTCCTCTGTTCGTGATGTGAATCAAAAACATTTTAGTTGGCCTTTTAATCACAATACAGATGATATTATTTTAACCGCAGGTGAACTTCGCTATCCTTTGCCGGATAATGCCAAGTATACAGATTTTGACACGGTTCGTCTTGCTCGCAGCACAGCATTAGGTGTAGGGTCTGCAAGACTCCTAAAGCAAATGAGTTACGATGAGTATATATCACGATATATAGACCAAGAATATGAAACAGACACATCAAAAGGTCAGGCACCTGAATATGTAGTTCGTTCTCAAGATGGTGATATTATTGTTGCTCCTATGCCCGACGCAGCATACACGATTGAGTACGAGTTCTTTATGTTTCCTGCTGATTTAGAAGTTTACGATGATGTGCCAACTATTCCATTTCGGTTTAAGCACGTAATTGTAGATGGTGCAATGTACCACTCCTATATGTTTCGCGACAATTTAGAGTCTGCGTCTATCGCTCTTCGTAAATTTGAAGATGGTATCAAGCAGATGCGAACTCTTCTTGTAAATGAGCATGTATATGCAAGGGCTGTTTAATGCCTGACCGTTGGCAAACACATGCCTTTGAGTTCAAGGGTGGTTTGATTACAAACCTTTCTCCGTTCCAACAAGGTATTCAGGCTCCGGGTTCTGCACGAATCCTTCGTAATTTCGAACCGTCGGTTTTTGGTGGGTATCGTCGTATCGAAGGGTTTGAGAAGTTTGATACTAATGCTCTGACTAATGCAGATAATGTTCGCGGCATAACCCGATATGATGATAAAGTGTTTGCAGCTAGAGGGGATGACCTGTTCTTTTCAACAGGTTCCGGTTGGACACAGGTAACGGATAACGCAACCTATAGCAGCGCGGGTGTTAATTTAGGCGGCTCTGGAAAACTTCGATTTCTAAGGTACAACTTAGATGGGACCGATAAATTAATGATTGTGGATGGAACGGGTAAACCGTTTCGCTTTGACGGTACAACCTTCGAACAGCTATCCTCGCTACCTTCGGATACATCCGGTTCTAGCCATATCGTCAATTTTAAGAACCATGTTTTTCTTGGAAACGACAAAAGTCTCGTTTTTTCTGCACCCTATGAAGATGATGACTTTACAAGTGCAAGCGGCGGTGGTATAATAAACATAGCTGATACGATTACTGGTTTAATTGTATTTCGCGAACAGTTGATTATATTTAGTGAAAACACCATAAATCGCTTAGTTGGTAACAGTATCGCAGATTTTCAACTTCAGCCTGTGTCACGTGACTTGGGCTGTGTAGCAGCAGACACAATACAAGAGATTGGCGGCGATGTTGTTTTCTTAGGTCCCGACGGCCTTCGTTTGTTTTCTGCTACGGACCGCGTAGGCGACTTTAGTTTGGGAGTTATATCGAAACCCATTCAGACTGAAATGATTGATTTAATATCATCTAGTCCGGGAGGATTTAGCAGCACAGTTATTCGGGAAAAGAGTCAGTATCGTTTGTTTGGATACAACTCTGCGTTTAGTAACGAAGCAGCAAAAGGTATAGCAGGCACACAATTGCAGGAAGGCATTTCTTGGAATGACATGCGAGGCATTAACGCCTTCGTGACATTTAGTGAGTACGACGGGTTCGCGGAAAGAATCTATTTTGCTGCATCAGATGGTTACGTATATCAGATGGAGCAGGGCAATAGTTTCGATGGCGTTGACATACCCGCAACTTTTGCAACTCCGTTCGTCCCTTTAAATGACCCGGCTGTTCGCAAAACAATTTATAAAGGCACTACGTATCTAGATGTTAACGGCGATTTTGACTTAGAATACTCTTTAAAGTTTGACTTTGACCAACCAACCAGCCCCCAGCCAGATTCAATCTTGAGTACAAGCGCAGGGGCATCTATTACATACGGTTCAGGTATATTTGGTACATCTCTATTTGGCACCAAACAAAAAGCTATTTTTGATGTACAGACAGTTGGCTCTGGTTTTACGGTATCAATCCTGTACGAAACAACAGGGCTTAACACAGACGCAGTATTCACCATCGATGCCGCAACCCTAGAATACGGCACATATGGTAGGAGATAAATATGGGTACAGGTTACACCAGAAATGACACATCAAACAATATAGCAGACGGAAACGTAATCAACGCTTCTGACCTCGACGGCGAGTTTGATGCGCTTCAATCTGCATTTGATGCGTCTTCGGGGCATAGTCACGATGGCACAACCG